TAAGGAGTTACAGGAGAAAGGTTATCTAGCACAATTAAATATCAAAGTGTTATTGCTTAGACATGAACCACAGAGGTTTGATACCTACGAAGATGAGATACAATATTTGATAGGACATGAGAAGAGAAACAAATTTATCAAAAACCTATCTTGGGATTTGAAAGGTAACACTCTTATACTTTATAGTCGGGTAGCCGCACACGGAGAGGTATTATATAACCTCATAAATAATGACGAACGTAAAGTTTTCTTTGTCCACGGTGGTGTGGACGTGGAGGAGCGAGAGGAAGTCAGAAGAATCACTGAGGAAGAATCAAATGCAATCATAGTTGCTTCATTTGGTACATTCTCAACTGGTATCAATATCAAGAATCTTCACAACATTATCTTTGCTTCACCTAGTAAGTCCCGAATCAGAACTCTACAATCAATAGGTAGAGTCTTACGTAAATCTCAACACAAACTCAAAGCAACTCTTTATGATGTAGCAGATGACTGTAAGAAAGGGTCAAGGCAAAACTATACCCTGAACCATCTTATAGAAAGAATCAAATACTACAACGAAGAAAATTTTAGCTATGACATCATCCAAATCACAATCTGAACCTTATGATGAGTTTGTAGCATCTATCAAACTTGTTACAGGAGAGGAAATACTTACAAAAGTCGTTGTTAATAACGATCATGCAGAAGAGACTGTAATTTTAGAGAACCCTTTGATATGCCAAGAGGTTCGCTCCTTTGGAGCGAATATCCCTATGGGATATAAATTTGAACCTTGGATCAAAATGAGTGATGAAGATGTATTCATTATTCATATGACAAGTATTATTACAATGTCTGAAATAAAAGATAAGAATGTCGTAAAAACATACAAAGAAATTGTAAAAAAAGGTTTTGATGTAGTAAATAATAAAAATCCAGAACTGACAAGGGAAATGGGGTTCCTTAGTACAGTCAAAGATTGTAGAGAGATGATAGAGAAGTTATATCGTGGAGAAGATGCTTCTAAAGATACTCAAAGTTAATACCTAAAGTTCCCTTGAACCGCCACACGGTTAGTGTACACCATTTGCATGAGGTTGTCAAGTGTGCTATAATTTATACAAACGTATATGACATATGACAAGAAAAAGGTCAGAACATTATGTCAATAATAAGGAGTTCCTTGCTGCTATTGTTGCATATAAACTCTCTATATTAGAGGCAGAGAAGTTAGGAAAACCAAAACCTAGAATTACAAATTATCTTGGAGAGTGTTTTCTCAAGATAGCAACACACCTTTCGTATAAACCGAACTTTGTAAACTATATGTTCAAGGATGATATGGTGTGTGATGGGATAGAGAACTGTGTTCAATACATAAACAACTTTGATCCTGATAAATCTAAGAATCCTTTTGCATATTTTACGCAGATCATTCACTATGCTTTTCTACGTAGGATACAGAAAGAGAAAAAACAATTAGAAATAAAACAAAAAATTATAGAAAGGTCTGGGTTTGACGAAGTTTTCGTCGCAGACGAAGCTGGAAAATCTGCTGAGTATAACTCAATCAAAGATGCCATACAATACAGAAACAATAACAGATGAAACTTACACAAGAAATGATTGATGAGATCCAAAGACTCATGGAACATACTAAGAAAGATGGTACTATGAATTGGGTTGATGGAGAAGAGATAGAAATAAATCTAGCAGGTACGTTTGCTGCTGATAGGTTTATCGTAATAAACAATAGGTCAAAGAAACCATGGCAACCATCAATCAATAGTGCACATCATCCTGATAATCAGAAATGAAAGTTGCAATTATAACTGATCAACATTTTGGATTCAAAAAAGGTTCAAAGTTGTATCTTGATTATTTTCAAAAGTTTTATGAAGACATCTTTTTCCCAACGATTAAGGAACTTGGAATCACTACTGTCCTCGATTTGGGGGATACTTTTGATAATCGTAAGGGCTGCGATTTATTTTCTTTGGACTGGGCGAAGAGAAACTACTTCGATCCTCTGCAACAACAGGGGATTGATTTGGTCAGCATTATTGGAAATCACACCGCCTACTATAAAAACACTAACGACATCAATACGAATGACTTATTACTACGAGAGTACGATAATATTACCATATTTTCTGAGTGCACAGAATTAGAGGTAGGTGGTTTACCTATTTTGTTTATCCCTTGGATCAATCAGGAAAACAAAGATAAGACATATAAAATGATCAAGGAGAGTAAATGTAAAGTTGCTATGGGTCATCTTGAATTAAATGGTTTCACTGCTACACATGGGCATGTGATGGAGAATGGGCATGATTTTGAAATATACAATAAATTCAAACAGGTTTTCTCAGGACACTATCATACAAGGTCAAATAATGGTAGAATATATTATCTTGGTAATCCATATGAAATGTTCTGGAATGATGTGAATGATAAAAGAGGATTTCATATATACGATACTGAAACTTTAGGTCTCAAAACAATTAATAATAAACATCAACTATACAAAATAATCAATTACAATGATACACCTAGACAACTTACAAAATTTGATGAGTATAGTCAAAAGATAGTCAAGGTAGTAGTAAGAAAAAAAAGTAATGAAAAAGAATATGCATTATTCATGGACTCTTTGATCAAGGCAAATCCATATGATATTAAAGTTGTAGAGAAAACTGATCATCTGATATTTGATGGCGATATTGTAGAGCAAACAGAGGACACTATGACTCTACTGAACAAATATATAGATGACCTTGAAACAAATCTAAATAAATCTAGAATCAAAGGTCTTGTAAAAGACTTGTATCAACAAGCATGTGAGGTAATTTGATGCACATCATCACAATCAAAGGAATGAAAGATGAGGGTGCTTATGCTGTGATGAATCCCTATGGAGAAAAGGTAGTATTCATGTGGAAAGATAGAGATGATGCTGCTCGTTATGCTACACTATTAGAAGCACAAGGAGATCCAGAAATGGAAGTTGTGCCAATTGCTGATCATGTAGCGATTGGAGCTTGCGAAAAATCAGGAACTAAGTATACTGTAATAAGCAAGGATGATATTGTGATTCCACCTACACCAAAAAATGATTGAATTCAAATCTATTCGTTATAAAAATTTTTTATCATCAGGCAATCAATATACAGAGATAAATCTCAATCAATATAAAGATACACTTATAGTTGGTTCTAATGGATCTGGTAAATCTACAATATTAGATGCACTTACATTTTCTTTGTTCAATAAACCATTTCGTAAGATAAGCAAGAGTCAATTAGTAAACTCCACAAATGAAAGGGAGGCAGTGGTAGAGATACAGTTCAATATTAACACAACTTCGTATAAAGTTACACGGGGAATAAAACCAAACATCTTTATAATAGAAAAAAACGGGAAAAAATTCAATGAAGAAGCTTCTGCCCTTGATCAACAGAAGTATTTGGAAGGACAAATACTCAAACTCAACTACAAATCTTTCACTCAAATTGTTATACTTGGCAGTGCTTCTTTCGTTCCCTTTATGCAACTTAGTGCTCCACATCGCAGGGAAGTCATAGAAGATCTGTTAGATATCAAAGTATTTTCTAGTATGTCTGATATATTGAAAGAACAAATAAAACAAATAAAAGATACAATCAAAATATTAGAGTTGAAAAAAGAATCGTTTGCTGATAAAATAGTCATGCAACAACAATTCATCCGTAAAATTGAGGAGCAGGGAGAAAATGATATCATTGAGAAACAGAAAAAAATTGTCACCTGTGATGAGGACGTTGAGAAATATCAAGAACAAGTTACGAAATTTATTTCGCAGGTAAACAAAGAAGAAAAAAAGGCAGAACAATACCTGTCATCTCCAAAAACTTTGAAAGAATTAGATAAGTATAAAAGTAAAATATCTTTCAAAAAAGATGACACTACTGATGAGATGAATTTCTTTGTCAATAATAAAACATGCTATAAATGTACACAACCAATTGATGAGAAATTCAGACTTGGTAAAATACAAACTCTGAAAGAAACAATCGATAAGTACACATCTAACATAGGTGAGTTGCAAACAGCGTTTGATCTTGAAGAACAAAGATATGCTACTCTATTGGGTTTACAAAAAAATATTACCGATCTCAATAATGAAGCGTCAAAAATAAATGTTCGTATATCTAATTCAAACAAACTTAGAAAGGATTTGCAGAATGAAATACAGGATATCACTGATAGATTGGAAAACAAATCATCAGAAACAACAAAACTGTCTGAATATAAAGGCAGATTAAAATCTATTCTCAAGGATTTAGAGGAAACGAAAGAAGAGTTTGAATACCTTACTGAATCAAAACAATTATTGACAGATGATGGGGTGAAGAAAGGTATCATAAGAAAATATCTACCACTTATAAACAAACAGGTAAATGATTATTTACAGAGAATGGATTTCTTTATCAACTTTACACTCGATGAAGATTTTAATGAAAGAATACAAACACCTGTGCATGAAAGATTTTCTTATGCATCATTTTCTGAGGGTGAGAAGATGAGAATAGACCTTGCACTTTTATTCACATGGAGAGATATAGCAAGAATGAAGAACAGTGTAGTCACCAATCTTCTTATCATGGACGAAGTGTTCGATTCCTCACTTGATGGGTTTGGAACTGATGAGTTTTTGAAGATAGTTAGATTTGTTATTGAGGGTGCAAACGTCTTTATTATCAGTCATAAGAACGAGTTATACGATAAATTTCACAATACAATTGAATTTGTCAAAGAAAAAGGTTTCAGTAAAATAAAAGACTTGACATGATCCCCAAGACATTGTATACTAAATATCATTACAAAGGACTCGAAAGATCGTA